CTCATCAGCTATTGCTATTCAAGTCTTGTTATCGTTTTATTTCGAAAACGAACCAAGGGTTACCATTCTCCCAACACAGGGATACTTTCACTATGTCCAGTTTGGGAAATGGTTGATTGCGGTACATCATGGCGACAAGGTTAAAACAAATGACCTGCCAGGCATACTTGCAAGGGATTTACCGAAGGCATGGGGCGAAACAACGCACAGGCTCTGGGCATTGGGTCACATTCATCACCAGACGACAAAAGAGATGTCAGGCTGCATCATTAGGACGTTTGGCACACTTGCACCACCAGACGGCTGGCATTCATCAAAAGGCTATGGGTCAGAACGTGTCATGGAGATGCTAACCTTTAAACGTGAAGGTGGATTGCACTCAACCTATCAATATTCAATTCCGCGTGAGATAGTTGAGCCAGATGCAAAACTTTAGGAGGCAAGATGACAATAGTGCTGGATTTTAAAACGGCAGATGAAAAGCAAATTGATGATTACCGCAAGGCAAGCAAGATGTGTGCAAAACTCAATTACATATTCTATGACGCGCATGTTAACGCAGGCTTTACGCCAGAGCAGGCAATGATGCTCATGACTATCGAAACCTACCAGCCTGATGTAGACTACTAAGGCCAGCTTTATCCGACTGGTGGGCTATTTACTGTGGTAGCTCCTATTAGCCTCGTGACTATGCCGAGGCTTTTTTTAAACAGGTCACTATGAAAAGAAAAAAGAAAGGCGGTAAAGGCTATGGCAAAAGACCCGCGTATTGAGCGAGCAGGAGTCGAGGGATTTAATAATTACAAAGTGTATATCCATCGAAGAGCTAGCGACAATGAAGTGTTTTACGTTGGCAAGGGTAAACGCTGGAGAGAAAACTCAAAGGCTGGTAGAAATAAACACTGGCATAATATGGTTTCTAAGCATGGATTAGTTATAGAAGTAGTCGAAAAAGGTCTTACTAATGAAAACGCTTGCAAGATGGAGCGCGAGTTAATTGCATTTTACGGCTCAGATAATCTTGTAAACTATACCTTGGGCGGAGAAGGGTCAGAGGGCTATAAGCACACACAGGAGTCTTTGCAAAAAATGCAGGGAAGAAAGTTATCAGAAGAACATAAACAAAAACTTTCACAATCTAAGTTAAACAAACCGTCAATGTTTTGGCAAGGTAAGTCGCGCCCAGAAAGCACCAACCTTAAGATTTCAAAGACGCTCTCAAAACCATCACGTCATATTGTGGCTAATTTATTATTAGCGGGTAAATCACGAAAAGAAATTAAAGATGAAACAATGGAGCCTTTTTCTTATATTCGTCAAGTCGCTTCCGGCATGAGGGCTAAAGGTTATGAAATCCCAAGACTCCAAAATTAACAACGCTTTAAAAAAAGCTGGGGTATCTGAAGTAAACAAGCCCAAGAGAACACCTAGCCACCCAACGAAATCTCATGTTGTAGTGGCTAAAGAAGGTGACAAGATAAAAACGATCCGCTTTGGCCAGCAAGGCGTAAGCGGCTCACCCAAACGTGAAGGTGAAAGCAAAGCTGATGCAGCAAGACGAGCAGCATTTAAAGCCAGACATGCCGATAACATAGCAAAGGGCAAGATGTCAGGTGCTTACTGGGCAAACAAAATAAAATGGACATGATATGCCGCTGAAAACTGGTTACGGTAAAAAGACCATAGAATCCAACATCAAGACAGAACTGAAGGCAGGCAAGTCACAAAAGCAGGCTGTTGCAATAGCACTGAGTGCTGCTGAGAAGGCTAGACGCAAAAAGAAGTAACTGTGTTAAGATATTCTGTATCGCCTCCAGTGGGGGCATGACCTATTGGCTGGGGGCTAAAAGGTGAGCAGACCTACCGAGTACGAATCAAAATACTGTGATATTGCAAAGAAGATGTGCCAGCTTGGCGCAATCGACAAAGACATTGCAGAGGCTCTAGGTGTAACAGAGCAAACAATCAACAATTGGAAGTTCCGTCACCCTGAGTTTTTTGAGTCCTTAAAGATTGGGAAGTCAGAAGTTGACGAAAGGGTCAAGCAGTCACTAGTACATAGAGCAATGGGCTACACCCACACTGAAGATGACATCAAAGTTGTCAACGGTGAAATCGTTATAACCCAGACTGTTAAACATTACCCACCAGACACCACTGCTTGCATATTTTGGCTGAAGAACAGAATGCCAGATGAGTTCAGGGTTAATCCTGATTTAAACAACGATATGAATCTAGCAAGATCAGTCGAGATAGTCCGTGCGACTAAGCCTAACTGAACCGCAAGAAGAGTTTGTGTTCTGTGAACAACCTTATCCAGCTATGGTCGCTGGTCTTGGTGCAGGCAAAACACAGGCTGGCATAGTTAGAAACCTGCTTAAGATGTTGAAAAAGCCAGGCATCGACACAGCTTACTACATGCCGACTTATGACCTGCTGAAACTCAGAGCAATGCCAGGCGCACAAGAAATCATTTCCGAATTAGGCTTGCGGCACACCACAAATAAATCAGATTACACGATCACCGTTAAGGGCTACGGGAAGATGATCTTTCGCAGCTACGACAAGCCAGATCGAATTGTGGCCTATGAGGTTGCACACAGCATCGTTGACGAGCTGGACACACTGCCAAAAGACAAGGCGGCTTATGTCTGGAGAAAGGCAGCAGAGCGCAACCGGCAGAACTGCGGCGAACAGAACACGATGGGCAATGTGACTACACCAGACCAAGGGCTGTCTGGCTTCACTTACCAAAAGTGGGTTAAGAAAGCACAGGAAGGCTACCAGCTAATTAAGGCAGCAACAGCGTCAAACCCGTACCTGCCTGAAAACTACATCGAGGATGTTCGCAAAAACTACGATCCTATCCTTGCAGACATGTACCTTAATGGCGAGTTTGTCAGCCTAAGCCAGAACAAAGTGTATCACTTCTTTGACCGGCACAAGCACCACACAACAAGGGTTCTGACTGCTGACGATAGAGCAATCCATGTGGGGCTTGATTTTAACATTGGCGGTTGCTCTGCTAACCTTTGGCTGATTGAGAACAACAAACCCATTGCCGTTGATGAGTTTGTGGCTCACGATACCCGCGACATATGCAACAGGCTTGATCGCTACAGGCAGGGCGGCAGGATTATCACTGTCTACCCAGACGCATCAGGAAGGGCTGGCAGAACGAATGCAAGCCAGTCTGATATCCAGATAATTGAGCAAGCTGGCTACCGCGTAGACGCTCCTAATGCAAATCCGGCAATCCGTGATAGAATTAATGCTGTCAACGCATTGTTCGCACATGATCGCATCAGCATCAATACCGATAGATGCCCTATGCTGACCGATGCGCTAGAGTCCCAAGGCTATGACGCGAAGGGTGAGCCGGAGAAATATAACGATCACCCGTCGATTGATGACTACACAGATTCAATGGGCTACTTCCTGCACAGGCGGTTCCCACTGGTTCGCCCAATATCACAGGCGAGGATGGCAGGCATATGATCACCAAGAACTACTCAGGCGTGTCTACGCCAAACCCAGGCTATGAAAAGAACCTGCCTTTGTGGGATAGGTGCATTGATGCCTCAGAAGGCCAGTACAAAATCCACGAAAAGAATACTGCTTATCTGCCAAGGCTGCGCGGCGAAGAGCAAAACGACTACGAGACAAGGCTGAAGAGAACGCCATTCTTTAACGCGACATGGCGTACAATTTCCGGCCTGAAGGGTATGGTTTTTCGCAAGCCAGCGAACATTGTTGCTCCAGCAGGGGCAGAGCGTTTTATCAATAATGTTGATCTCGCCGGTACTCCGCTGAATGTCTTTGTTCAGGGTGTATTTGAGCGCGTTTTAAAGACTGGTCGCAGCGGTATCTTGGTTGATTACCCACAAATTGAAAACCCTGGTGGCTTTACTCGCGCTGGCGCAGAGCTTTTGGGTGGGCAGCCTTTAATGGCTCACTACACTGAAAAGGCAATAATCAACTGGCGCACAACCCGCATAGCTGGCTCTGAAGTGCTGACCCTTGTTGTTCTTCAGGAAGAAGCGGCAATGGCTCAGAACGAATACTCACACGAAACGCAGACAGTGTTTAGGGTTCTAGACTTAACGCCTGCTGGTTACCGACAGAGACTGTTTCAGCGAGTTGATAACGCTGATAATCAAATTGGTGAGGATTTATATCCGCTGATGAACAATCAGCCACTGCGGAGAATACCTTTTTATTTTGCTGGAGTTGATTCCATTAGCCCAGCAGTAAGTTCACCACCACTGTTAGACTTGGTTGATATGAATCTGGCGCACTACATGGTCACATCTGACTACGAACACGCCTGCCACTTCTCAGGCTTGCCAACACTGTTTATCACTGGTCACAGAATGGAAGATGGTGACCCGCCCATCACATTAGGTGGGACATCTGCCAACTGTCTGCCTGACCCAATGGCTAAGGCATTTTACGTTGAGACAACTGGCGACTTCCCTGCACTGCGAACGAACCTTGAAGATAAGAAATCACAGATGGCAGTGCTTGGCGCAAGAATGCTGGAAAGCCAGAAGTCATCAGTCGAGTCGGCAGAAACACA